AACCACACACCAAGGGACGTGGCGCCAGCCTCGATCGGCGCCCGAGCCCAGCGGTAGCGTCACATGGCACGTCTGCCAGACGCACCCCCAGGCAGAGCACTGGGCCGCCGAAAACCTCCGACGCCAGGGTTACACCCATTACCTCCCCCTCATCCGCGTCCGACGCCGCGATCCCGTCCTCCGAACCCTCACGCGCCAGGTCGATGTCCCGCTGTTCCAGGGATATATCTTTGTCGCTCTCGGTTCTCGCGATCCATGGACGCCCGTCTCGAACACGCGCGGCGTCGCTCGTCTCCTCATGGACCAGGGCAGGCCAGCCACCGTCGCTACGCCCATTGTGGAAGCCCTACAGGCCGGCGAAGACGCTCGTCGCAGCATCCAACAGCCCGGTGCCGCATGGCAGCCTGGTGCCCCCTGTAGACTGTCGGCTGGTGCCTTTGCCGAGCACGACGCAGTGGTGACCAAACTCCTCGCACGCGGCGTCCGCGTCGCCGTCCTATGCTTCGGCGCAATGCAGGAAATCACCGTCCCGCAGCATTGGCTCGAGGCGCGTGGCTGATGGCCGCCCGCCTAAGCCCAAAGCACGACGAAATGACGCGGGCAAAAATCCAGACCAGTCAGCTCGTCAACCGTTTGAACGCATTTGCCTTAGATGACACGGAAACCGTGCGGATGACTTCGGATCAGGTGCGTGCCGCGCTGGGCCTCCTCCGCAAGACAATACCGGACTTGGCCGTGACTTCGCACACAGGGGAAGGTGGCGGCCCGCTGACGATCCAGGTCGTAACAGGGGTGCCAAGGCGCGAAGAGAATACTGGAGAATAGCTCCGGTCGTTGCTAAGATTGCGTATGGGAATAGTAGCGCGTCCTCTCTCTGAGAGGCTTCAAGAAAAGTACCGCATCAACGATCAAACCGGATGCTGGGAATGGACGGCATCGGTCAAGCGGAACGGATACGGCCAGATAGGGGTTCGTGAGCCGAAACCAACGATGCTAGACGCCCACCGAGCGTCGTGGATGGTTCACAACGGACCAATACCGAAGGGGCTTTGTGTCCTCCATCGCTGCGACAACAAGATTTGCGTCAATCCCGCTCACCTCTGGCTTGGCACACAGCGGGATAATACCGCCGATATGATCCTAAAGGGGCGCGGAAACTTCGTCACTGCCCATAGGGGCGAGGATCACTACGCAGCTAAGCTGACATGGGAGATGGTGCGAGCGATTAGGGCGGACACACGAACTCAGGTCGCTATTGCCGCAGATTATGGACTCCGCCAGGGCTACATTTCCCTCATCAAGCTACGGAAGAAATGGCGCAACGATCCCCTCGAATCAACCTAGGCTATACGCCAAGGAAGGAGTTCCGGGATTTCCACCAACGGAAGCAAAGATGGGCCTGTTTAGTGGCGCATCGTAGGGCCGGGAAGACAGTCGCGTGCGTTATGGACCTGATAGACTCGGCAATTAGGTTTCCCGGAGAAGATGGTCGTTTTTCTTATATGGCGCCCACTTACTCACAGGCGAAGGAAACGAGTTGGACTTACCTAAAGAGGTTCACCGCCGGAATTCCGGGGATAGAGCAACGTGAATCTGAGTTGCTTGTGAGATTTCCGCACAATGGAGCCAGGGTTAGGTTGTTCGGCTGCGACAATTACGATCGTCTCCGAGGATCGTTTAACGATGGTGCAGTCTTGGATGAATATGGCGACTTTGACCCGCGTGCGTGGCCCGAAGTTATCCGGCCATCCCTGGCGGATCGCAAAGGTTGGGCTGTTTTCATCGGCACTCCGAAAGGCAGGAACGATTTCTTCCGAATCCATGACAACGCTAAATCTGACCCAGATTGGTTCTCTCTCGTGCTGCGTGCGGATAAGACCGGCATACTAAGCGAAGCCGAGCTCGCCGATATGCGCAACATGATGACGAAGGATGCCTATGACCAAGAGTTCCTTTGCTCATTTGACGCGGCAATTCGCGGAGCGATTTATCGAACAGAGCTTGCCGAAGCTGAGGGAGACGGACGTATTTGTAGTGTCCCATATGATCCGGCTGTGCCAGTCAGTACAGCATGGGACCTCGGAATTGGAGACGCGACAAGCGTTGTCTGCGCTCAACTCGTCGGCAAAGAAGTCCACATCATAGACTACTACGAAGCCACAGGCGAGCCGCTGACACACTACGTCCAATGGCTCGACAGCAAGCCTTATCGCTATTCTATGGACCTGCTGCCGCATGACGCAGGCGCTCGTGAACTCGGCACCGGCAAGACGCGCGAGGAACTGCTGCGCGCCAACGGTCGCAAGGTGCGAGTGCTGCCGCGGCAGGAAGTGGACGACGGGATAAACGCAGTGAAGATGCTGCTGCCGCGCTGCTGGTTCGATGCCAAGCGCACGGCACGGCTGCGTGAGTGCCTAGTCCACTACCATCGCGACTTCAACGACAAGATGGGCGTGTTCAAGGACAATCCAGTGCATGACTGGTCGAGCCACGCTGCCGATGCGATGCGGTGCCTGGCGATGGGGCTGCGGGAGACCGAGCGCAAGCCGCTGGAGCCGACATACCACCGCCCGGTGTTCCACACCGAAGGTCGCAGCAGTGCAACGTGGATGGGGGCATGAGAACCAACACGTTCCTCACGCCGGCCATGATTGCGCGACAGGCGTTGGTGCTGATCGCGTCGGAGGACGTGTTACCGATTGCCCACGCCGAAGCGACGGTGATGATCCACATGTATGACCTAGCACTGCCGTTGAACGACTTTGCATCGCGGTATTTAAAGTCTGTTGTTGTGGCTCTGGGGTATGGCGACCGACTGGACGCCCGCGGACGGCGCATCGAGACCGAGACCTGTGAGGAGACATACAGAGGGCAGCGGCTGCGTGTTTCCTTCGCGCCGGATGAGCCTGGCGACATGCAGGAAATGGTCTTCCGTCTGAGTGCTGCCTGATGGCCCGACGCCCGCAAGCCGGAGATGCCGAGATCATCCGCGAGGCGAAAGCCAGATTCGAGCGTTGCGTCGCATGGGAAAGCACAGCACGCGCCAACGCGCTCGCCGATGCGAAGTTCGCAAACGGCGATAGCGTCAACAAATGGCAGTGGGATACCGACGTTCAGAAGAAGCGCGGCGCGCGCCCCATGCTGACGATGAACAAAACCAGGCAACACATCCTGCAGATCGTCAACGACGCACGCCAGCACAAAGCGCAGATCAAGGTGACGCCGGTCGGTGGCCATGCGAGCTACGAGGCCGCACAGGTGTTCTCCGGCATCGTTCGGCGCATCGAATATCAGTCAAAAGCCGTCGATGCCTATTCCACGGCGATCTACCACCAGGTCGAGACCGGAATCGGCTACGTGCGCGTAGTGACAGACTACGCCGACGAGGAGACGTTTGACCTCGACATCTACATCCACCGCATTGCGGATCAAAACACGGTCTACATGGACCCGGACGCGAAGCAGTACGACAAGTCGGACTCGAACTTTACGTTCGTGTTTGTCGATAAGCCGCGCGATATGTCGCAATACAAAGACTTAGTCCCGACATCGGCGGCGCTCGATCACTCGGACGGCTGGAACGACAAAGATCACATCCGCGAAGCCGAGTATTTCCGGCGCACGAACAACAACGACAAGCTGTATCGCCTGCCTGATGGCTCCTCGCGCCTTGAGAGCGACATGGATGACGATGAGCGGGATAGCATGAAGGAGGCTATCGAGGCGCAGGGCGATCTTGACGATGAGGACCCGCAGAAGATCATGGTGCGCCGGGTCAGCACCCCGGTAATCGAGTGGTTCAAGATCGTCGGCGACCGCATCGTTGATCGCGAGCCATGGCCAGGCCGCTACATCCCGATTGTGCCGTTCATCGGCGAGGAAGTGGTGATCGACGGCCAGATGGACCGGCGCGGACACACTCGCTGCCTGCTCGATGCGCAGCGGATGTATAACTACTGGAGTTCGGCTGCGACTGAACAGGTCGCGTTGCAGACTAAGACGCCGTTCACCGGGCCAGCACGCGCGTTCGAGGGTTACGAGAAATTCTGGGACAACGCCAACACCGACAATATGCCGTGGCTGCCTTATAACGACGTAGACGACACAGGTCAGACCATCCCGAACGGTCGCCCCGCGCGTGAACAGCCTCCCGTCATGGCTGAGGCATACGTCAAAGGGATGGAAATCGCCCGCGAGGACATGATGATGGTGTCGGGCCAGTATCAGGCCCTCGTCGGTGCGCCGTCCAACGAGATAAGCGGCACGGCGATACAGCAGCGCCAGCGCCAGGGCGAAAACAGCACCTACCACTACATTGACAACCAGGCGAAGGGCATACGCCAGATCGGCCGCATCGTGCTAGACCTCATACCGAAGATTTACGACACGGCGCGCGTGATCAAGATCATGGCGGAGGACGGAAGCGAGAGCGACGTGCATCTGGTGCCGAATGCACCGACCTCGCATCAGCAGATTGCCATGACGCCGCAGGGTCCGCAGCCGGTTACGCCGCAGCAGGCCGATGCTGTGACTGCCGATCCCAACGCGCCTAACCCGAAGGTCATCTTCAACCCCAACGTGGGGCGCTACGACGTGGAGGCGGATGTCGGCCCGTCGTTTGGCACGCAGCGGGAGGAGGCGGCGAACGCATTCGCCCAGATCATGGCGCAGAACCCGGCGGCGTTTCAGGTGGTCGGCGACTTCTGGGCGCAGAACTCGGACTTCCCGGGAGCGGACGAGCTGGCGGAACGGCTGCGTCGTGGCCTGCCGCCGCAATACAAGGCGGATACGCCTGATCCAGAGGTCATCAAGCTGCAGCAGGCGCTACAGCAGACGACAGTCCATGCAAACCAGACGCTGCAACAGGCCGATGCGGAGATTGCACGCCTCAAGGCAGAATGCACGCGGATGCAGGAGCAGTTGAAGGATAAGAGCGACGAAATCGAGATTAAGGACTACGACGCCGAGACGCGCCGCCTGGCGGCAGTGGGTAATATCGACCCGGCATCGCTGCAGGTGATCGTGCGTCAGATGGTCTCGGACATGCTGCAGACCGAGATAGCCCCGCACTTGCAGGCCCACGCGGCGCTGAATGCGTCGCTGCAGCCGCCTGAACCCCAACCGGAGACCGTGCAGTGATGACCGACACCGACATAAGTGAGGTTTGGGAGGCGCTGAACCGCCTATCGGCGCGTCTCGATGCGCTGGAGGCTGCCAAGGCCATGCAGCAGGGTGCCGTTGGCAACGTGGGCTACAGCGATGTCTCGGTGGTTTTAGCTGCGCCGCCGAACGCGCCTGGGTTGGATACGCACGACAGCGGCCGCGTGAAGTATGGCGCGGGAATGATCACGTACTGAACAGGGAGTAACACCATGCCTGCATCCCCCTCTGCCATTCGTGACGTGGTCGGCAGCCAGCCTACCGTAGCGCAGTCCATTGCGGCTTTCTTGCGTGGCGTCACTGCGGCGATTTATGCGGGCGAGGTGTCGGCGGTCGCGCTCGCGGACGACATCAGCGCGCAGGGTCCGGCGTGGGCGGCGTCGTTCACCCAGAACACGCCACATGCGGCCGATGTGGTGGCGCTGGAGATGGACACGACGAAGCTGCCAAGTGGCATGAACGAGGCTTTCCCGCCACTGTCCACGCGGGCGCAGCAGCTCGAGGAGATGGAGGCGCTGAAGAAGGCCGCGGCTGAGCGTGAGGCTGCGGATAAGAAGGCGGCCGACGACAAGGCAGCGGCGGATAAGAAGGCGGCAGAGCAGGCGGCCAAGGCTGCTGCGGCGCAACGTGAGGCGCAGTATCAGGCGGCCCAGAACCAGCCGCAGCGGGAGGCGTGATGCAGGGTGAGAACGAGGTGGCGATCTACGGCAATTCCGCGCTCGCGGTAGACTTACAGCGCATCGCGGCACTTGAGGCGCGCGTTTCTCTCCTGCTCGAGCATGTCGCGGAGTTGATGTTGTGCGTCGAACGAGCGAGCGCCCGGCCCGATGCGGCATTCCCCGCCCGAGCGTTGAAGTGGAGCGTCTAATGACGCGGATGTGGGTGGCTGACGATCTGCCGTTCTACGAGTGGGAGAGTGAGCCGGTGCAGCATCGCGGCGATTGCTACGCGGCAGAAGCCGGCGCTGAGACATATCCCGACATACAACGACCTATCGGGTTCATGCGACGCAAGCCGCGCGTCCGGGTGAAGGCATGGACTATGCCGATTATCGTGGAGGCTTGATTGAGCGAGACTGAAACCGGCCCGCAGCCCGGAGGCGAAGCGCCTGAAGCTGCTGTGACTGAGACGGAGGCCACCGCGCCGGTCGATGCAGGCGCTGCGACTGAGACTGAGACGGAAACCAAGCCGACCGAGGAGCAGCCGAAGCCCTCACGCGCAGATCGGCGTTTCGCCGCCATGTCCGCGCGCCTGGCGGCCCAGGCTGCCGAGATCGAGGAGTTGCGCCGTGGGGGCCAGCAATCCCCCCCTGCTGCCCCTACGGCGCTGCCACAGACGCCCGAGGAATTGCAGGCAGTCGTGCGTGCTGAGGCGTCCAAGCTGGCCGCAGAGGAGCGCACAAGGGAGCGCGTCATGGCGTTCCACAGGGCAGGGCAAGCGGCTCACTCCGACTGGAAGGAGCGCTGCGAGAACCTGCAGGCGATGGGCGTTGACAGGGAAATGTCGCACATCCTGGTCGAGATGGACGACGGGGCGCGCGTTGCCGGCGCCCTGGCAGACGACCCGGAGGCGCTCGAGCGCATCGCGGGCATCAGGACCGAGCGAGGCCGGGCAATCGCGCTGGGCAAGTTCGCGGCGTCGTTGCCGGAAGCGCGGCCGGCACGCACCCCGGTATCGCGGGCGCCTGCTCCGATCCGGCCGGTGACCGGCGTCGCTAACCCGACATTCAACGAATACACCGCCTCAGCCGAGCAGTTGATGGACTACTACAGCAAGCAGGCGATGGAGCGGAGGCGGGCCTAATGCGAATGCCGGAGCATCTGGACGGTAATCTTAGGGTGCCGGTCGGCAGTGGATGGGTTTACAACGCCTATACGGACACCGCATGGCCGCCCAGTGGATTGGTCCGCGTTCCTTCTCCCCAGGATGATGCGCGAGTGCCGTCAGAAGTTCGCGCAGGCATTGCTGCATACGTCGAAACGCTGGGAGCGAAGATAGCAGAGAAGAAGCGATGCCCTTGAAACGCAAGACTCGCCTGAAGCGCATCGATGCCAAACGTAAGCTAGTCATCGCGGCGCAACGTGATCTGGGTAAGCAGTTCAGTAAGCTGGAGCGCCTAAAGGAGCGTCTGGCGAGGCGCCTGGCAAAGCTAGAGACCAAGCGCGCGGAGATGCTGGGCTATTCGTTGACGGAGGACATGATTACGGCCAAGGCGCTCGTGCTTCTCCACCAGAAACAGAGCCTTGTCGGACGGGTCAACGAAGCTAATGCCAATATTGGCGATTCTCTCCGTTTTCGCATGCCTGTCGGCTACACCGTGAAAGCAGCGGACGCCGGCTAAACGCCCAAGCCCTCGCGGGAGGCTCTAAAGCCCGCTGTGTCGTGCCTGACGCCTCGTCGCTGTGGCTACCCGATTTTCGCGACGGACGGAAAAGCAGCCCCAAGAACGCGCACCGCGTGAGGGGCCTTTCCTTCCCCATTGCGAAAGGTCGCGGCCATGGCCACGAACGCCACGAACACCCTCCTCAATATCAACATGATCACGGCGAAAGCCCTGGTCATCCTTCACCAGAAGCTGAACTTCGTCGGGTCGATCAATCGCCAATACGACGACTCATTTGCCAACTCGGGCGCGAAGATCGGCACCTCGCTCCGCATCCGCCTGCCGGTGCAGTACACCACCGCAACCGGCGCGGCGCTCTCGATGCAGAACTCGGTGGAAACCAACACCACCCTCACCGTCAACACGCAGCGCCACGTCGATTTCTCGTTCAGCACCTCCGAGCTGACGATGAACATCGACGATTTCTCGGCCCGCTACATCGAGCCGGCCATTGCGGTGCTCGCGGCCAACATCGAAAACGACTGCATCTCCACCGTGATGCCGGCGGTGTGGAACCAGGTTAATGGCCAGGGCTCGGCGCAGACGTTCCGCAACGTGCTGCAGGCCCGCAAGCTTCTGCTGGACAACCTGACGCCGCAGAGCAAGCAGTGGCAGTTGCGCATCAACACGCAGGACAACGTTGACATGGTGGACAGCCTGAAGGGTTTGTTCCAGCAGTCAACGCAGATCAGCCGCCAGTACACCGACGGCGTGATGGGCCTGTCGGCTGGGTTTGAGTGGGCAGAGAACACCTTTTTGACCACGTTCACGACCGGCGCGCGGAACACCGCCTACGTGTTGAACGGCGTTCCTGCCAACGGGGCCACGACGGCCGTTGTTGCGACCGGCGCGGGTGCGATGGTGGTCGGCGACGTGTTCACCATGGCCGGCGTCAATCGCGTGCATCCCGAGACCAAGGCCAATACCGGCGTCCTGCAGCAGTTCGTCGTCACTGCGGCCTATGCAGGCGGCGCTGGCACGATCTCGTTCGCCCCGGCGCTGAACTACACCGCGGGTGCGACGCAGAACGTCAATGCGGCTCCGGCGTCCAACGCGGCGCTGACGTTCGCAGGAACGCTCTCCACCGCCAGCGGTGTGTCGCTCGCCTATCACCCCGATGCGTTCACCTTCGCCACTGCCGACCTGGTCATGCCGGGTGGCGTGGACATGGCTGCGCGCGCCGTGAAGGACGGGATATCAATGCGTATCGTGCGTCAGTACGACATCAATCTTGACGTGCTGCCGTGTCGTATCGACGTTCTGTATGGCATGGCCCCGATCCGCCCGCAGCTCGCCGTCCGGTTGGCCGCAAACTGAGGAGTGGCGCATGACCATCCTAGATAGCGGCACAAGGATGCACAGCGGCGACGAGTTGAACGCGCTCGTCGTCGCGCCTCCGGTCGTGACCGTCGTTCCGCTCACCGGGGCGACGATCACGATGGCGCAGGGCGATCGTATGCTCTACGTGAACCCAGCGGGCACCATCGCCACACTCACGGTCAAGTTGCCACCAAATCCGTTGGTGGCGCAGTCGGTCACGATCGGTTTCGGTCAGATCGTGACGGCGCTCACGGTTCAGGACAGCGCTGCTGGTGCGGTGGCCTCGACTGCGGGCGCAATAGGTGTGTCGCAGGAATGGAAGTTCCTAGGCGGTGCCTGGGTGAAGTGGCGCTAGCCTAGTGAACCTCGTCACCACGGGCGACCTGATCACGTTCTGCCTGCGTTTATCGAACGTGAACGGCGTCGGGCAAACGCCAAATGCACAAGACAGTAACGACGGGTTGACGCTGCTGCAGACGCTCATGGCGCAGTGGCAGCGTCGGCGCTGGCTCGTGTGGGACCTGGCAGATACCTCCATCGTATCCACGGGGGCAATCTCGTACTCGATTGGGGCGGGAGGTAACTTCGACATCCCCCGTCCCGACAAGATCGAGAGCGCGTTTGCGAGGCTGCTTCCGTCAACCTCAACGGGTGACTTCTCGCTAGACTTCAGCGACGACTTTTCGCTGAACGGCGGTGTCGTCACGCTGGGGCCAGGCTTGGCGGCGGCGTTGCCGACTAGCCCAGTAGGGTTGCCGCCGGGCACCTATTGGAACGACGGCGGCTTGCTGGCTATCACGCCGGGGCTGCCTGGGAATGGGTTCCCGCAAGGTCAGGGCGCGCCCCCGAACCTGATCGACTATCCGCTGCACATTATCTCGGCGCGGCAGGAATACAATCGTATTGCGCTAAAGCAGCTTGTCACGTTCCCGGCGACGTTGTTCTACGACAGCGCGTTCCCGCTCGGTAACCTGTTCTTCTGGCCAATACCCCAGCAAGGGCAGTGGGAACTGCACATCACCACCAAGGCCACGCTGCCGGTCTACACGACGCTGACCGATGCGCTGAACTTGCCACCGGAATATGTCGAGGCGCTGATCTGGACGCTGGCGGTGCGGTTCTCGGTCCTGTTCGGCAATCCGCCGCAGCCGGCGCATGTGGCGGCGATGCAGCAGGCGCTGAGCGTGCTGCGGATGGCGAACGTGCAGATACCAGAGGCGCAGGTCCCGACTTTCTCACGGATGGGCGGCGGGATCGCCGCTGGCAGTAGCCCTGGCTTTATGGGAGGGTGGTCTAGCTGATGTCGGGAACCATTGATCTTATCCCACGTGCTCAGGGCGGTCCGCTGATCACGCCGGATTTTCTCGACTTGGTGGTGAACACCGCGCTGAACGCTAAGGCGTCGATCAGCCAGACGGCGACGGGTAGCACGACAGCAAGGACGTTGCCGGATCGCTTCGGCGATTGGCTGAACGTGAAGGACTTCGGTGCCGTTCTGGATGGCACGACCGATGACAGCGCGGCGTTCAATGCGGCACGCGCGGCAGCGGTCAAAGGCCAGACGATCTATGTGCCAGAGGGCACTTTCCACGCTGTCACCTGGACGGGTCAGGATCTCACAAAACCCGTTCGCTGGCAGATGGACGGCGGCACAACTTTCGCAGGCGGCGGTGCGATCCTGACGATGGGGCCGACGAGCGGCGGCGACATTACCGACAACATGCTGCAAAACACAAATGGCATCATCAAGTTTCACGCCAAGAGGACTAACCCCACGACCGCGTGCGATATGCACCGCTGGGACTACATTCTCGACGGCACAGGCGGCTTGGGGCAGATCGGCAGTGCGCTAACGCTGAACGCGATCATCAACGCGGCCAACGATAGCGCGCTGTGGGCGATGAACATTGTCGCCGACAACAACTCCGACAATCCGGCGTCGAGCGGCCTCGTGGGGCTGTCGGTCACGACGCGCAAGAACAGCGTGGCGACTACCCAGGGCATCCATGTTTCGGCTCTCGATACCACTGGCCTCAATAGCGGCACTAACGGCGGCAGAGGGTTCAGCGCCATTGAGACAGCCAACCGCTTCAATGGCTTGGATGATGCGAGTAATGGCGCAGTCTGGGGAGGCTTCGGCAACCGCGTCAATATGCACATCAGCACGACATTGCAGCAGATCAACACCGACGAGACGAACGGGATGTGCATGCTGTTCCCGTCCACTGACGCGGCAGCGCCACACCTCTATGTAAAGAGCGTCATCCTCTGCGGCCTCAATACCCAGGCTTATTCGGTCTACGATGCGCGCGGCGTGATCCCGCCGTATGTGTCGGCCAATCCGGTGATCGCGCTGAACATGGCGGCCGGCATGGTCGTGGACTTCAACGGCGGTCCTGATCTGAGTTCGGCGCCTGGCAATTACCTGCAATATCAGACGAGTGGCACTGACCGACTTCGCTACATGGCGGGGGCGACAGAAGTGTGGTCGGTCCCTGATACCGGCGCGTTCAATACGTTGCTGTCCTACTCGGTAGCCGGAACCAAGGTCATCGGCGCGCGGGACACCGGCTGGGCCGCGATGACTGGCACGCCAGACAAGGCAACGGCTTTCGCGACCAGCACTGTCACCTTGGCCCAGCTCGCCGGCCGGGTGATGTCGTTGCAGGCGGCACTTACAGCACACGGAATCATCGGAGCATGACACCTCGCCTAGCAGTAGCGGCTCTGGAGTTCCTGAAGCGCGTCGAGTTGCGCGGCGTCGAATGCTTCGTGCTGCATGACGTGCTGGTGGAGTTGGACCGCGACGCCAAGGCGCAGCCGGATGGCGAGCCAGAGGACCGGCCGATGCGCGTGGTGGGCGGGGCGGCGTGATTGGCCGACAACTTGCTACGCCCGCCGATGGACTACCAGGGCGACCCGAACAACCTGCTGCAGCAGGGCGCTCCGACGTGGGCCGATGCGGCTTCGTGGCACGCGCAGAACCTGCTGAACACTTGGGCTGCGATGCAGCAGCCGCAGACTTGGGTGGACGCGGCGCGGCAGTATGGCAATGCGCTGATAGGTGGGACGGCAGCACCTGGGAAGGTTCTTTATCACTTCACGGATCAGCCGTTTACGTCGTTTGGCGGCAAGTCGCGTGGGGCAGTTTATCTTGCCGATACGCCTAGCAAGGCAGAGGCCGGTGGATTGGCTGGAATGCGTGAACGAATGACGGGCGCGGATGACTTCTCGGCTCGTGGCCCCATGGAGGCAAGTCAGGTTCCGGGCGCGCGAACGATTGCGGTCAAGTTGTCTCCGGAAGCTCGTATCTACGGGGATGCGGTGCCGTCACAGATGACAAATGCGGAGCGCGATGCGGCTATCACTAAGGCCGATAGAATTGCGCATGATGATCCCGCTATTGCAGCAAAAGCGCGCGACCTTGCGTTGCGTCCGGTTCTTAATCGCAGCAGCAGCATGTCCTTGGAAGATAGTAAGTGGGTGGATGACCTATTTAGCAAGTATGGCGATGCGGTCGATGAACGAATGACTGCCGCAGAGCGAGCGCGGTTCGGGTCAATGGTCAACAAAATGGGGCCATTCTCGCCGTTGTCTGACGTTGAGTTTGAAAGCCCCACGACACAAAAGGCATTGCGACTTCTGGGGTATCACGGCGCGCGCGTTGCGGATGAGGGCGGCCTATCAACGGCCGTCATGGATCCCTCCATGCTGAAGATTCAGAAGTGAGCAGGGTCCAACTCTCCGGCGGCGCGTATCAGGCTCACAGCGTCATAGCGAGCGCCCAGCGGTGCCTGAACCTCTACGCCGAGCAGATGCCGCAGGCGCAGGGCGAGCCATCGGCATATGCCTATTACCCCACGCCAGGGACTACGTTGCTCGGCACTATGCCGAACAACTCGCCCATCCGCGGCATGAAGCTCTGCTCAAACGGGCAGCTTTACGTGGTGGCCGGCTCCGCGGTTTATGCAGTATCATCCTCGTGGGTTGGGACGTTGCTCGGTGGTCTGGCGACGGCACGCACCACGCCCGTCAGCATGGCGGAGAACGGCATCAACCTGGTCATCGTGGATGGCAGCGGGGCCGGTTGGGCGGTGACGCTGACCACCAACGCATTTGCGCAGATTGCCGATCCGAACTTTCGTGGCGGCGACCGGGTCGACTACCTCGACACCTTCCTGGTCAACAACGTGTCTGGCACGCCGCAGTTCCAGTCATCCGACAGTCTGGCGATCACCTATGATCCGCTGTTTTTCGCCAACAAGGAGAGCTATTCGGACCTGCTGGTGACGTTGTGCGTCGCCAAGCGCGAGATTTGGCTGATCGGTCAGGTGACGACCGAGGTATGGTATAACAGTGGTGCGGCCGACTTTCCGTTCCAGGAAATGGCGGCGGTGTTCATCCAGCACGGATGCGTGGCGAAATATAGCGTCGCGACCATCGACAACTCGGTCTACTGGTTAAGCCAGACGCGCGAGGGGCGCGGTATCGTCATTGCCGGCGCCGGCTACCAGGCGAAGCGCATCAGCACCTTCGCCATCGAGGCCGAGTTTGCCACTTATTCTGTGATTTCCGATGCGGTCGGCTACACGTATCAGCTCGGCGGCCATATGTGGTTCGCGCTCGCGTTTCCGACCGCTGACAAAACGTGGTGTTACGACATCAGCACCGGGCTCTGGCACGAGTTGGCATGGATCGACAACAACGGCGTCGAGCATCGGCACCGGGCCAACTGCGCGGTGCTGGCCTATGGCGAGGTTGTCTGCGGCGACTGGCAGAACGGCAACCTGTATGCCCTTGACCTTGCTGTGTTCACCGACAACAGCCAGCCGATCAAGCGGGTGCGGTCGTATCCGCACATGATCGCGGATGGCAAGCGGGTGTTTTATCGGCAGTTTCTCGCCGACATCGAGGCTGGCAACCCTGGCGGCGACAGCTTCACGGCGCTGGGGGGTGACGACCTGCTGCGCGAGGATGGGACCCTATTTCTGCGCGAGGACGGCACCGATCTGTTGCGCGAGGCCGGAGCGTCTAGCGGTCTGCTCAGTCTGCGGTGGTCGGACGATCGCGGGCACAGCTACGGCAACCCTGTGACGCAGTTTGCTGGCGCCACGGGCGCGTATCTCACAAGCCTGCAGTGGCAGCGGCTGGGGATGGCCCGGGACCGGGTGTTTGAACTGTCGTGGTCGATTGCCGGCTTCCGGGCGCTGCAGGGCGCGTGGATCGACGCCAAGCCAGGGGTTAGCTGATGTCGGGTAAGATTTCGCAGGACACCACGGTTCCGTTTAAGTCGTCAATCTATATCCCCGGCGTTGACCTGTCGCTGGCCGTTGGATTTCAGAACGTCAAGTTACGCGCCGATACGATCAACGGCCCGTGGATCACCCCGCAGCAGTATGGTGCCGTTGCGAACGGTAGCGACTGCACGGCGGCAATCACCACGATGCTGTCTGCCAATCCGCTGGGGATGTTCTACTTCCCTCCAGGCACATACGGAATCAGTACGCAGATAACCGTTGGATCGGGGCAGTTTATCGTCGGTGCCGGGCCTGGTGTGACCGTCTTCAACGTGCTGTCTGCCACCGCCGATATCTTTGCGCTTTCCGGTTCGGGGACGGCGTGGGGTGGCATGTCTGGCTTCAGCATGACTGCCGGTGTGCCGCGCACTGCTGGGCGCTACATCTACGATACGGCAGGCTTCCCAACCGTGGTCGAGAACTTTTCTCTAAACGGCGCATTTATCGGCATCGAGCTTGCCACCGCAATCTGCTACTACCGCAACGGGTCGATCAGAGACACCAAGGCAAGCACTGGCATTGTCATCAAGGTCAGCGGTGGGAACGACCACTTCATAAATAACGTGGTATGCGACAATCCTATCGCTCAATGCGCGGCCGGGCTTCAGATTGTGCAGAGCGGCGGGACTTTTGTCAGTTCGTGCGACTTCATCCGGTGCGGTATTGGCGTTGCCTTGATCCCGCAAAATGGCAACGCGGTGGATTGGTGCAGCTTTACCGACGTTTATGCTGATACCAATTCGGCGCAGGGGTGGCTTTTTGAGTGCGCTGGCACGGGCGCCATCCTGGGCGCAGTGCTAGAGAACTGCTGGTCGTCGTCCAATTCGACGGACGGGGTATTCGTAGACAAGTCGTCTGGCACTATCGACAACATCAGTCTGAGCAACTTCCGTTGCATCAACAACGGCGCGAACGGGATCAACCTGGTCGCTTGCACGCATTGGACGCAGATCGGCGGCACAGTAGCGGGCAACTCGCAGGGAGTGCCAGCGACGCAATCAGGTATCGCTGTTGCGGCGACATGCGATCATGTGATCCTGAAAGGCATTCAGCTAGGCACCATCGCTACGTTCGGTGATACGCATCTGAACCAGATTACGCTCGGCAACGGCATAGATTTCGTGCAGATCGAGGGATGCAATCTCAGCACGTCGCATACCCCAATCGGCTATTCCACCTTCGGCAATAACTCTATTATCCGCAATAACTTCGGCTTTGTGAACGAGTTCCACGGGACGGGACAGGTAAACAACGGCACGACGAGCAACACGGTGCCGCACGGGCTGACGATTACTCCCGCAGTAGCCGATATCGTCATCTCGCCGCTCACCAGCATGGCGTCTGTTGGCATCAACAGTGCCTGGGTGAGTGCTGCCGGAGCGACGACGTTTACGGTAAGCGTGAATACTGCCCCGTCCTCGCCATACTTCTTCTCGTGGGCCGCCAGGACGGCTGGCGCGCGCTAAGATGGCAGTCCTTCTCGTATCGCCAGAGCAGCAGTTCAGCGACGCGGACGGGCATCCGTATGCCGGCGGAAAGCTGTTTACCTACATCACGGCCACCACGACGCCCAAGCTGACATGGAGTGACATAGGCGGCACGGCGGCGAACACAAACCCGATCATCCTCGATGCGGCCGGCCGGGCGGTCATTTTCGGCGACGGCGATTATCGCCTGATCCTCCACGATGCGAACGATAATCCGATCTTTGACCAGTCGGCGTCCACTGTCATCTCGGCGGCCATGCAGCCGGTGGTCTCGGGCTCGATTGCCAACGCGCAGACGCTGCTGGGGATCGACCCGACGCTGGGCACGCAGCTCGCAGCCGAGAGCGCGGCGCGGATTGCGGCAGATAGCGCAGAGGCTACAGCCAGGGCGGCAGCGGACGCGGCAGAGGCAGCGGCGCGTGCGGCGGCTGATACGACGCTGCAGAACAATATCAACGCGGAAACGGCGGCGCGGACCGCAGCTGACGCTAACCTGCAGGCCCAGATAACCGGGCTGGTTCCGTCCACGGCGCAGATGCGGGCCGGGGCTGTCACGGTGTCAATTACCGGAGATTTCACGCTGACGTTCAGCCCGGCATTCCCGACCGATGTGGCGCAGATTTGGGTAGGGTATCCGCCAGGAGTAGGGGAGCCGACCGGAGGAAGCCCGGCCAACCCGGTGTCCTTCCCGCATATTACCTCGTTCACCACGGCTGGGGCTGTCGGCATCCTCCTCGACAACACGTTCACGCCAATCAGCGGAAGCATGAGATACTGGGCGATTGGCTACTGATGGCTAACCCGGTATCACCCCTAAAGTCCGGCTTCCCCTACGCCCCTATGCTGGGCGAGGACGGCCATCCGGCGGCGGTGTGGCGCCAGTTCTTCATGGCACTTTGGAACCGCACCGGGGGCGGCGTTGGCGTCCAGGCCGGACCAGACACGACGCAGGCGCTGGCGGTCGAGACGGCAAACCGGATTGCGGCCGATGCATCGCTCGGAACGGCGCTGGCGAACGAGACTGCGGCCCGCACCACGGGCGACACGGCGCTCGGGACGCAGATCACCAACGAGACGGCGGCGCGTATCGCGGCAGATGCGGTGCTGGTGTCGAATG